CTCTTTCCTGCTCGGCTAACTGCTCGGCATCTGTCATATCAATAACTCCAGATTTACCTCCAGGCAGTCTCTCTACTTTGTAGATAGGGATAATGCATGAGAAAGAATGGTTTAATAGTTTTTCAGCGTGTTCTAGCTCATCAACATCCGTAGTAAGCTTCTTTACGTCGGATCCTTTTTCCATTACAATGCCATTATCTCCTCCTCCTATTTTTGTATAGCCGTCTTTCTCCGATTCGTATTGTTTGGCTTTTAAAGCCGGCGGCATAACCAGTTCGTTTAAGATATCTATGAGTTTCATGTAATAAAAAAGCCCTCTCTAATAAATAGGAGGGCTCTTTCTTTAAGGTTATTACTGTTTAGAAGTTCAATACGCAATAATCCATTCCCAAAGTCAAGGTAATGTTTTGTGCAGCTGCATCGTTATCGTAGTTTAATTCTCCGAAATCGGCTGTTTTAACAAAAGCTCCTTTCAACACCCACTCAGAAACGATATCACCTACTGGACCAACGATGTCTAGTACGATATCCTTCTTGTAGAAGTCAGAGTAACCATCACGACCGGTTACAGATTCATGGTGAAGACGTACCCATTCCATTACTGCCTGTGCTCCTGAAGGAGTGATAGGATCGTAAAGTGATAAGGTTACATCGTTCCATCTTAATTTACCTTTTACTTTACGGTAAACGTTGATATGGTTAAGTACAATTTCTCCTTGTTCAAAGCCTAAGCCGTTTACTCCTTTGATGATGTAAGCAGGAATACCGTCAACGTACATAATAAATCTATTCTGTACTTTAGGTTCAAACGCGGTGAAGAATATTTCGTCTGATGTTAAAATTGCCATTTTGCTATTTGTTTATAAATATTACCTTAAGTTAAAATTATCCTGGGAATGTAGTTCCTGTTGGAGTAATGTTGAAGTCCAAGTAGATGAATTCGGCAGTCTTAGTAGGTTGGATGTAAATTTGTCCAATCATTTCGTTTCTGTCGATTACATCAGCTGTGTTGTTTGAATCATCCATTACTACTTTGAAAGCGTAAAGACCCTGTCTTTGCTGTACTGATTCCAAGTAAGGATTAACCTGAGCTAAGAATGCATTTCTTGTAGCAATTGTATTCTGTTCAAACACCAAGTTTTGAGCTACTTGAGAGATGTAAGATTTCAAAGAAATCAACAATCTTCTTACGTTTACTCTATCCAAGGCAGATGCTTTAGTTTGCAATGTCTTTTGACCATATACTACTGTACCTTGTCCAGGGAATGTAGCAATTGGGTTAACTTTACCGCTGTATAAAGTATCTCTGTCAGATTGAGCTAATTTTCTCTCAGGTCTGATTACCTGACCTAAACCACCTCTGTTGATACCGGCAGGAGCAAACCAAGGCTCAGCTACTGAATCGTTGAATGCAAATACACCGCCAATTACAGTTGAAGCTGGAACCCATACTTGCTGACCAGAATCTGGATCTAATACTTGAACCCAAGGCCAATAAGAAGCAGCGTAAGAAGTATTTCTTGAAGCAGCTTGTGAAGTTACTGTAGCAACTTGAGAGTTGTAAGGAACTAAGTCAAGTACGAACAAGTTATCGCCTCTGTTCTGTGTGTTTGAAATGATAGAAGTTACTTGTGAAGGTTGTAAAGAATCAAACAAACCAGGAGTTAACAAGATGTTAAACTTATAATCGTCAGCATTTGACAACAAGTTAATCATGTTAGCGTAGCTTCCGCTAGGAATACCTTGTGATCTATTACCGTCTGTGATTGTATTGTAGTACTGTGCACCTCCCATGATAGTACCAGTTGCACCTGAGAATGAACCAGATCCGTTTACAGGGACTGAAGAAGTGTATTGTGCTTTAGGACTTCCGGCGTTATCGAAATAATCTGGAGTTGGTGAAGTCACAGACTTAACTCTCAAGTATTTAGATTTTACAGGATAAGATCCAGTGATTTCCAAGTAGTAACTAGTTCCTGAGCTAGCGTAGTTGAAGTTTTGATCTCCGATTACTTTTGCTACGTAGTTAGTAACTTTAGGATCCAACGATAAGTTAGTCCAAGTTTCTAGGATAGTTGGGTTATTAGCAGTATCATCTCCTCTTCTTACTAACAGGTCAAATGTTCCTGAAGAAGTGTTTGAGTTAACAATTTGCCATCTAACGTTGTCAATGCTACCGCTTGCTAAAGCTCCACTAGAATCTAATGAAGATGAGCTATTCATAAGAATACCTTCAGATAGAGTTTCTAGTACTAATGAACCAGAAGTGTTAGAACCACTTAAAGATGTTACTGCAGAAGTATAAGATCCTGATACTACTCTAGCAACCAACAAAGACTCACCTCCGTTTTGGAAGTAGTTGTAAGCTGCAATAGAAGTAAAGTAGGTATATACGTTACTACCGCTTGTGAAAGTGCTTCCAAAAGTATTTTGGTACTGACTGTAAGATGTAACCACAGTAGGTACTTCAACAGGACCTTTTACTGTAGGTCCAATGATAGCTGCTCCCACTGTAATTGGTTGCGAGGTGATGAACGACTGGTCGTTTTCTCTAGCGAGTACCCCTGGGGATATTAAAGTTTCTGCCATTTTGTTTTGATTGATTTAATAGTTCTAATATAAATAGTAAGATAGTGGTCAAAAAGCTTGCAGAGAATACCCTACACTTACTCAAAAGTTGAGTCAGTTTCTATGCTAAAAGATACTTTTCCAGCTGATAAAAACCTTTTTACGCTGGTTAAATCTTTAGCGATCGTATCTGGTACGATGTAGCCTCTTAGCTTTATGTTGAAAGACATTCTCACCAGGCGTTCTTCACCCTGATTAACGGTTGTGTTATCGGTGAAAGTATCGATTCTTGCTCTAAATTTAAACCTGTTTGGATCTCCCCAATAAGAATCAGAAGCGTAATTGATTGCTTCCACAATCTTATTCATTTGCTCTCTATAATAAGTCCAAATAACGCATTCATAGTTTAGAGTTACATAATCCGGAATAACAACTGCTTGGTAGCTAATCACCGGCTTTCTGTTATTTAAAACGTCAAAGTTGCTGTAGCTTCCTCCTTTTTGGTATTTTTTACCAACCACTGCATAGTTTAAAGGATTGTTAGCATCTAGTTTATTACCAACAGTATAGTCTTTTTCTACGGATGTATTTTTAAACATAATGATAGGACACATGATCTTATCATTTTTATCTCTATAATATCCGTCTTTTTGAACTGCTTTCCATCTTTCAGGGTTTCCGTAGATTACAGGTACTGAAAGGGTAGTCCCGTTCTGGTATACTTGCGGTTTAACTACGTTGGTAAAGTAGTAAACAACTGCTTCGTCAATATCCTGAATTCCAACGGTGTATGGTTTATCTGTATCTCCTTTTACTGAGATTTGATTTGCACGGTAGTTTTTAGCAGTTGCTGGATTTGTTGGGTTTTGAAAGACGGGTAATGGAACCACACCTGCATTAGGATCCTCTAAAGAAGGAGTCTGTTGAGAGATAGCAATCTCTCTTTGATTCTTAGGGATTGGTTTTCTAATCTTATTTGCCATTACATTCTTTCTTTAGTTATACCTAGCTTGTCTGCAGGTTCAAGGTGGGTTGAACAAATAATACTAATTGATGAACCGAATTGACTTAGTCCTTCAGAATATGAATACTCCGGTATCTTTCCTACAAAGTATTGGTTATCAACTACCCCATCTACTTCGTAATAATTTTCATACCAGAATATAACATCTCCAACTTCAGGTACTATTTGAAGGTCTCTTAAATCTTCTAAGAAGAATGCAAAAGAAACTGTTCTATTTAAATCTGGTCCAAATCCGTTAACTGCTGACCAAGCTTGATCTCCTCTGGTTACTAAGCAGTTTAATAAAGCCGGTTGACTGAAGAATTTATCTGTAGCTTCTCCGTAAATATTTGTTTGTGAAGCTCCTAGAGTGACTTTATAATACCCTATCTGCTGAGTTATAATGTCAGGTAATAACTCACGATTGATACTATTGATCAATAAAACGTCTCTTCTTCTTCCAAATAATGCCAACTTTAGATCTCCTCAATTTTTTGTAATTGTTTGGTACTGTATTTAAATTTCTTTAAAGTAGGAATGCTTGCTAATGCTTCTTTTCTAATTAACTCAAAAGTTTCTACTCCAGGTTTTAGAGTTACTACTTTTAATTCTAGCAATCCTCTAGGATTAAGATCTTCCTTATCTGTTTTGTTGTTTACAACAGTAACGTATTTTAAGGCTCTGATTAACTGAGCAATATCAGTAATGTTTGTTTCATCAGAGAATTCAACATATACCAATGTTTGGTACATTGAATAAGTTACTTCGTTTAATAGGGTTGTTAATTTCATTATCCTATGAATATTGGTTGTGGAACCATGTTAAGTTCCTTTTGTTTATAATCAGCTTCCAAAGATCTTCTCTCAAGTAACTTCTCTCTTGAAGTTTCTTCTAGATATCCTCTTAGTTTTTCCAGTAGGAAATTCTTCTCTGCAGTAGCTGCTGTAATCAAATCTGCATGATTTAAAGTAACTTCTGCTCCTGGGATTGGAATAGTTCCGTACTTTCCTCTAACGTAACCTAACATCTCTTTTGCTAAAGATAAGGTGTATTCAAAGATCCACTGCCTTCCTATAGAATTAATTTGAGTGTAGTTTGGGTTTGTATAAGGAACGTTAGAAACGTTAGATACCAATCCTTGAGATCCTGACATTATTGGATTGTTTCTCTCCGAGTTTTTAATGTATTCAAAGAAATACTTTCCTCCGGTTACAGTCGGTATTGGGAATACTCTTAATTTATTATTTACTAATTCGAAAGAATATTGAGACTTTCTAATCTGGTCGTTAAATTCAATTGCCTGAATCTTCTGAAGATCATAGTTGATTGGCATTAGAAGGAAGTTGATAGCAGGAGAATAGTTACCCCATCCGAATGTATCTAGTAGGTTCATCATACCCGTTCCTGTTCCTGCATAAGGATCAAAGTAACGAACGATGGCCGGGGGTGATTCGTAGAACACCCTCTTAATTTCAATTGTATCTCCAGGTGCTAATGAAGCAGAAGCTTGAGCCCATGCATTCATATCATAATCCTGTTGGCTAGCGACAGTGTCAAAAGAACCTGTATACCAAGTTACTGTTCCACCTACTCCTGCTTCTTCTCCGTATTGGTTAGACATTCTGACAATACTTCCGAAGTTTGGCTGGATAACTGCATTATTTAAATTAGAGCCTGTCGAAGCTCCTTCCATAGAAAGGAAGTCCTGTCTTACTTTAAATGCATAAATTTCATTACCGTAAGTAGTTACTGCTTCTTCAAATGCTGTATAGAAGTTGGTATCCTGTAATTCTACGTCTACTAGAGGGTATCCAAGTCTTCTTGCACAGAAATCAGCAACCTTATCAGCATCTGTCTGAAACTGATAATCATAATCGTAGAACCCAAAAGGAGTATCTCCGGGAAAGAAGGATGAGGAACCGGGCCAGATTTGAGCGTTAGCCATATACTAATAAATAGTATTGGATTCGCTTACTTGATTTGGGTCATTGTAACAATCACAGAAGGAACTCCTACTCCGCCGTTTGTGGAGGCGGGTGTTTCTGCAACTAGCTGTGCACTTGCACCTCCGTTAACATACCATACTAGCTCTAGATAATCTCCGGGATTTAAACTTTCAACAAAATTCCATGCTCCAACATACTTCTGGTTTTGGTTTTGAATTGAAATACCGGTGTTGGAGTATGTTACGTTAGTTCCGTTTTTCCTTAACCAAATATGTACATCTGGAGAGCCTCCCACTGTGGTTTGTACCTGGGCTGAGAATTGAAGGTTGTAGATTCCTGCTCTGGTAACTGTTAGTCTTGAATTTGATGCTACTGAAATTCCATCACTAATTACAGGAGTATTTAAAGTAATTGATGCTGAAGCACCTGTTGTTACTGTTTGGGTTGTTGTATCGTAGAATGTACCAACAGATAAGTTAGTTA